TGCATTGCAATTTTAAATACGTCTGCAAATGCTTTTTGACCGTTTTCTAACGAACCTGTCGCAATACCTAATACAGCATTAAGAGTTTTAAATTGGTCAGAAATTTGAGCAAGTTTGGTAATAGAAAAAGCACCAATAAAACCAGCGAGTGCGCGTGTTGCCATAGCTGTGCTACGCTGGATTTTTACCATAGCACCATCAACAGTAGTGCGAGCTGAGTTCATGTCACGTTGCAACCTAGACACATCGGCTACCATACTTATTACAAGTTGTGACATTGGAGTCATGCTTTCCCCGCTAAGATAAATGACTTAAAGGCATTGCCTACTTTTTTACTAACAACATCTCTATCAAACTCATCATTTACACTACCAAATGGAGGTTGACAATTTGGTTCTTCACCTGCTTTTAAAGAGTCACAATAACCGCTAGACATTTTGCGTATTGCTTGAAACTCCCACGGTTCTAATTTTAACCCGCTTAGACTACACCAAGCCTGAATCTCAAGAGAAGATATAACAGAAGCACCCATTCCGTTGCTAGAAACAAGACCTAATTCACTCCAATAGCTAATAATATAATCAGCCGTGACGTCAGGCATACGAGGGTTTCCCCCGTTATGTTTAATCCTTTCGCCACGACTTAATTGCTTTTCATCTTTATTTAATAAAGACTTTTCGCGTTTTGGGGTCGAATGAAACCACCCTAATTGACGAGCATATAGGGTGAGTTCTTCAATTACCCCTGAGTAAAATTTGACCAGTCACCAATGGCTTTTTGAACTTGCTCGGCAATAAAACCAATGCTAGGGTCTAAATACGCCGCTTTGTACATCTCTTGACCAGTTAAATCTTTATAAACAAAGTTATTAAATGAACAAGTGCAAGCCGCTAAAAATTCAGCATCATGCTCACGTTGCTCATCATCACGCATCTTTTTGCCGCCTTTGCGTACATACTCCAAAACAGCACGATTACGTATGCCTGTGGCTTTTTGAAATTGCTTTGAGCCTGGGCCATAAACGGTAATGCTAATGGTATCGCCGTTTTCGTCTAACAAAATCTCACCGTCTGGTGACTCTAATTCAATAACTGAAGTTGAAGCCACGGCTAATTTTGAAATATCAAACATTTTCATTTCCTTATCGCTGGTTGATTTGCCCGTGACTCCGATACCTTCTTCCAGCGATGAAAGAAGAATATCGGAGTTCGGTGCAGGTTTTGTCTTTCGACGTGTCACAATTAAGCTGCCAATGACTCAACAATACCAACGCCAGAAGCACTAGTTGTTAATTCAAGGCTGGTTGTTGCTGTGGTGATTGAGTCAACACCAGAAACATTAACCTTAAAGCTCATTACTTTTGCTTGGAAGTAATAAACATCACCGTTCTGAGTAGTAACTTTAAACGAATAGTTATTATCAGAAATAGAAGCTGCTTTCATAATAATTTGACCAGCATCGTCTGTGTCAAGACCTAATGACAAAGCCATTGTGCCTTCATTGAACGAGCCTTTAAACTTTTGTGTACCACGGCTACCAACAGGCATATGCGTAACAAGTGCGTATTCACGCCCAAATTCGCCTAAGTCTGTAATTTCGCCAACCGTAGCTGGACCAGGCGATGCGGTAAATACAGCATCATAGCCAGAGGCATCAAAAGTTGAAGGTGCTGATGCAGAGATTTGCAGGGTAGTACCTGCTGAAGTACGAACTGTCATAATAGGAGACTCCTAAAAAAATATATAAACTTCGGTTAACCCACTGTTATTATAAATCACTCATAGTACGTCAAAATATAATCTGAAGATTGAGTCCAAATACCTAAATCAGTATCAGTATCACCTATATCTTTTTCAATATTTTGAGTATTATCTAATCGACAACTAACAACCAAATGACCCGCAATTGTTTGTTGATGCTTAAAATCAAGCGCAGACCGTACAGCCTCATTAATTGAAATAATTTCACCAATAGATAAAGCTAACGGATTAATTTGTATTCTAGCAGTTGTTCTTTGCTTATTAAATTGATATGCAACATTAGGCTCAGGGTTATTACTAATAATGTTATATACGATTGCTGGCATTGCTGTATTTTGTGGCAATTGACCTAATGCCCTTCTATGACCAACAATATTGGTGATATTAGTCACATTTAACATATTTGAGATAATTAATTCTGCGCTCATTTAAATACCTCTTTAATATCTTTTCTAGTAATTCTTTTCCTGCGGATTTCACCCAACTGCATATCAAGACCTACTTTAACAGTATGTTTAAAAACTTCCATTGATTCTGCTCTTTTTGCGTCTAATGCTGGTCTCATAAATGGTTTTGCCGCCATGCCGTGATGAGTAACGCTTTTATAATAACCGCCAGCATAGCCGTTATTAGGTGGTATTCTTAAAAAGCCGTCTTTTTTCCTTGGCTTAATAATATAAGATTGACCTACTGATTTGCCTTTTCCAGTATAAGAAGCGGCTGTGCCAAACTCAAAAAACTTTGCATAAAAACTTTTTTTGTTTTTAGCGACTGAAGTGTTATATACCACTTGTCCAGGCTTGGCTTTTTGAGATTTAACATTAATAGACTTTCTAATACCTTTTGATGGTGCGCGAGCTTTTGCTTCGTCTTTAATGACATTAGATGCCTGTAAAACCGCAGAGCGCAATATTTTTTTTTCTACAATAGCTGGCAAAGTTTGCAAAGTATTATGCAAATCTTTTAAACCTAGTATTGCATAAGAAGTTGTCATTGCCCAATCTCCGAGTCTTCTATACAGTCAAATATAATATATTCTCTTGCTTCATCTATATCCATAGCCGCAGTAATATTAAATATTCTGTCGCCAGCCGCGCTATGGTAATTAATGCGCCATGCGGCTACCTTTTTAGGTGGCAAAAAATTAACATTGTAACGAATAGCAACGGTATGAGTTAATTCTGACTGCATAGCCATAGAACGTAACTTTTCACGACCACTAATAGGTTTTATATTTGCCCAAACGGTAGCAACAGTAGACCAATTATTAATTTGTTGCCCAAAATCATCTAATGTAGCCGACCTAGATTGAATCTTAATCCGCTTGTTGAGTTTGCCAATATCCATTACAGCCCCATATTAATTCTATATTGACTCATTAAATTAATGGCACTTTGAGGTCTTTCATAAGATTGATTATCTGAAACAGATTCTCTATTTTGATATAAATTACCAATAATCAATTTAATTGCTGCGTTTAATGGTTTTGGCATAGGATAAAAATTAGGGCTATCACCATCTGTAAACCCAGCAGTAAATGATACGGTAACGTCTTTTGTTGGTGTTTCTCGTTTAAATCTTAATAATGCTGGACGTTTAAAATTATCAATAAAATAATTATCTGAGTCAATTATCTGAGTCTCATCATCCTCATCTTGATAAGTGACATTTTCTACACTTAAAACTGGAAATGTTTGCAAGTTTACAGCCGAGTTCACTGGCGTAGACCTGCATTGATATTGACTCTCTACTAAAGTAAGCCCTGTGTAATTTTCTACGCTTTCTCTAGCGGCAGAAATTAAAACGTCTAGTAAGGCATCATCAGGATGTGAAGGAGGAGACCCTTCCGTATCTAAGCGCAAATGCAATTGAGCTTCAGCAAGGGTGACGGGTTCTGTTGTCGGCTGTACGGTTTTAATTAAATAATTCATGGCCGTTCTTCCCATCTTGCTCTGAAAATGCCACTTGCCGTTGCACCGTCAGTATTGATTAAACGTATGTAAAAAGTACCTGCTGGAAATCCTTGTGGCAAATTGTCTGTTGTGGAATCAGTCACCGCTTTATTCGGATTTGAGCCTGAATATGCGGTTAATAAATCAACCAACGTACCGCCTGTATGCGTTCCACCACGGTTCATTGTAACTTGTGGCACGTAATCAGACGCTGTACTCATAGTGTTGGTTTTAATAATAGGCAAAGCAGTATTAAATGTGCCACCTTCCGTCCCACCTATTCTCAACTCTAATCGCAATTCTGCTAAATCCAACTCTAGTTTCAGCATTTGTAAGATAGTATCAACAGGTGAAACAACTTTAATAACGTGAGTTTGCCCGTTTGGAATACTAAAATCGTAAAAAGTTCTGACTTCTCGCCCTGCAAAAAACCCTGTTTGACCAACGTCTACGCGCAAACGAGCGTATTGACCATTATCATCAGTCATAATTTTTAATGGAGGATGCGCCTCTACACGGTTAGCATAGGTAGAATCACCCATATCAACCATTTTCATATCAGCGTTTTGTGCGCCTTTGTATAAAATATCAGCCATTTAAAATACCTCTCAAGGCATTGATTACTGCATTAGATGTGATTTCGTTCATTGCTGATTCGCAATGTGTACATTTTAACCGCCTACCGCACCCTAAACCATCAACAGCAAAATTGATGTGATTTTTATAACCAGTCACTTTAGGGGTAATAAAACCACCAAATATAACAACCGCAGGGGTTTGAACAGCCGCCGCAGTATGGTGCATACCGCCCTCATGCCCAATATAGGCACGAGCCATTCTTAAAGCGGCAGCCATGTAGCGTTCATTGTCTGTTTTAATCCATTTTGTATTGGGCAACATTTTTGGCTTGGTTTTACCTAATTGCACAAATTGCAAATCTGTATTGTTTGTTACCTCGGCAAATCGTTCCCAAGACCATCGGCGATTAATAGATTCAGCTTTATCTTTTAAATTTGGCTCAATAACAATATAGTTCAATGGCAATTTAGCCATAAATGCAAGTTCTTCAGCAGAAAAGTAAAATGAAGCTAATTTTGGAACGTAAGGTTGCCATTCCCATGTCGCATGATTAATTTTTTTAACGTAAGGTCTGCAATTTGGTGCATTGACAATTTTTTTAGTGTGGTTTTCGCCAATCTTGGCTATGCAGGGATTATTTTCCCAAGCAGGATGATAACGTTGATTTCCATTGTTATCATAAATTCCAACCTTCCCACCTAATGCTTGGGCTTCACCTGCCGCCATAACCTCATCGCCCCAACCCATTACCACACCATAATGTAATCGCCGCTAATAATTTTATGCACTTTCATGCCAAAATCTTGCAGATATTTAACTGCCGCATCGTCATCGTAACCAAACTTTTTGCCATTATTAGGCTTTTGTTCAACAATAATCACGGGTTTATTTTCAACAATTGTTTCAATTGCCCCTTTAACAACATTTAATTCATAACCTTCGCAGTCTATTTTAATAAAATCAACATTCTTAAAGTTGTATGCGTCTAAAGGTATTAGTTCAACGGAATCAGCAACAATAAACTGACTGTCTGGGTTAGTTAATGGTGAAGTGTCCCCACAACTTCCCTTGGTCTCGCAAGCCATTGTTACTTCGCCATTTTCTGCGCCTAGTGCAACATTAAATAATTCAGCTTTTGGTGCATTAAGTTTAAAAAACTCACAATAATCAGCTACAGGCTCAAATGCTTTGACTTGCTCAAAATCAAGCGACATAACACGCGACCATAACCCAAGATTGCCTCCAATATCTATCGCAACCCGCTTTTTTAAGCATAACTTTAATGCTTCTTCGTATTTATGATACTGGTAAGTTGGCTTTCCATCTCGATAATGACCGTTTGCTTTCATCCAAGCAATTAAATGAATTTCACCTTCAGGAAACCATACACCGCGCCAATTAATCATTTAACCTTCTCCCAAGCTATACCAGAGGCTAATTCCTCTAGCGTAAATTGATTATCTGCTAAAACAAACGCCATTCTGTCTCTATCATCAGGTTTAATAGGCGTTTCTATTTTAGATAAATCGGTGCAACCAAAATGTGCCGCAGTACTAGATGCGTCAGTAGCAAAACAAGGTACACCATACAAAACTGATTGAACACCTGCAATAGAACTATGAACAACGGTTGCCCATATATTTCGTAAATTCATTTTAAACATTAACTCAGTATGTGAAGTGTGTTTTGTTTTTACAATTATTTCTCTATCTGTATATTTCAATAAAGTAGATTTAACATTTTCAACCCAATTGGCTTGTGTCGTACCTAATCTTTGATAAAAACCATCAGATTGAGGGCAAATTAATATTTTATCGCCATTTTGCCAATCTTTTAATTCTACACCTAACTTATCAAAACGTTTAGATGTTGCCTCGCCTTGCGTATCGTGCATATAAGCGTTTTTTGTTACTCGGTAATACTTTCCCCTACCAAAGTACGCTTTATCGCCGTAGAACCAGTTTTGATGCGTTTTTTGAGCCGTTAATAACAAATTTGTTAAATTTGGGCATCCAAACAATGCAATATCACCGCCTAAATACTCTTTTTTGGCACTAACTTGACCGCCGCAACCTTTGGCGAACGCATCGCACCATTTTTTACTAACCAAAATATCGCCTATGTAGGCAACGGGTAGCTCAAATTTTCTAAAGTTTGTTTCCATAACGATGCGCCAATGGCATTTTTGTAATGCTCAAAAGCAGGTATTCCTGCCGTCCAATGAATCAATTTTGCACTATCAATAGATTGACCTTCATCAATTAATCTATTCCAAGCATCATCAATTTCACTTATTTCACTTGAAGGTAAAAATTTTAACTTTAAAAGCTCAAGATTACTAAATGCAGACAATGTATCAGGCTCAATAATGCGCCAAGCTGGATTTTCACAATCAATTAACATCAAACTAGCCCAATTCTTTCTAGGATAATCTTGATTTTTACATTCCATTGGTGTGCCAATGTATTTGACTGGATTAACCGTTTCATATTCATGTTTGACCACACCAACTGCTGTATCAAGCATATTAAGCATTTGTAACAGTTCTTTTGCATCACCTAAGCAGAGCATATCGCTTGCATCGGCAAAAACTGCCTTACCTTGGTAATTCATTAAATACGGAACAAGAAAACGAGAATAGGTAAACTTGTTTGAACCCTGTAAACCGCCAATAGCACCAATAGGTACAAAAGAAACAGGAATACTTGAGTTTTCTATAACGCTTTGACAAAAAACATGATAACCGATTGATTCACGTTCATCATAACCACAAAATATCGTCAACATTACTAACCCTTTTGAACATATCTAACGTTGTTTCTCGTGTTGCATTAATAACTTCAACACCTTCTATGTTTAAATCTGAGGCTAACTCAATGAAATTATGCCTCCATCTAGCAAATGTAGAGTCATTTGGGCCTTGCCCTTGCTTATGATACGAATGATTACCAAAAAAATGAACTTTTCCAGCATTTGTTTTCATGTCAAAACCAAAAAGAATAATTCTTTGTGCCCCAAACAAATAAGCTAAATTAATTGCTTGATACCCAGAATTATTGCCAAAATGTATTTTATCTCTACCCAAACCTTTTGCTGAGATACCTTGCATAACATTTAATTTGTATTTTCTAGCCGCACGTTCGCTTTGAGTCCACACTTCACCAAAAAAGCACTTGTTAACGTCATGTATTTTTGCATCAAACCAATGGTCGTCACACGCATACATCACATTAGCATTTGGTAGCCACTGGTAAGAATCTTTAATTGCTATTACCTTGCATTTCTGCTCGGTCTGCCACGTCTGGATACGCTCACAATCGGTTCTTCTAAGGCTTGGGCCTGTGGCAACGATGCAAACGGTTTGTCCCCACCATCTTGTGCCACTTCTGTTTTGACGGGACTCGCGACAACCGCTTTGGGAGGGTTTACATAAGCAACCAATTCTAAATCATGCAATTGCTTTGCAATGGCGGCTGTTACACGCATACGCTGCTTAGTTGTAACCGCACCAATTCGAGTGTCTTCAAAATGCGCTAAGGCAATGACTTCAATCAATTCCATGTTTAACCTTTAAATAAAAAGCCCGATATACCTTGTGAGCATATCGGGCTGTCATCAACTAACTAATTAAAACGAACCTGAAACAAAAGCAGCAGGACGATACACAGTTAATGCCAAGCGCTCCTCGGCCAAAAGGGTGGCCATATTCTTGGTGAAGTTATTGCCATCTTCATAAGAAATTTGGATAGCCGCATCCATTCTGTCCCAAATCTGTGCGCCCATATCAAAAGCACCAACCAAGAAAGTGCCTTCAGCAATTGAGTTGGTAGGAATAACACGTTTGCCCCAGATTTGTGGGCCAGCCATTGCAACGGGATTGCTCCATACATAACCATTATCGGTTTGTTTTAGCAATTCAATTGACTCCCAATCAGCAGGATTCAAAACAATGGTGTCAGCCATAAACTCTGACAATTGCGTTTGTGTGATAGCACGGCGCAACGCATCAAGTTTTGTATCACCAGTTACAGCACGACTATAAGCCGTGAAGTTGCCTGATTTTAGCAAACCACCAACATTGCCTGAAGTGCCTGTGCCATTAAGCAATTGGTCTTCTTCTTTCAGTTTAAGACCATAAGTCAAACGGCTGTTGATGTAAGACTCAAGTTGTGGAGCATCGTCCAATACTTGACGTGATACAGGAATCCAGTGCGCTAAAGTAACAACTGGTGCATTAGCCAAAGTAAAAGTAATACCTGACTCAGGCTTAGTGACGTTTTCAAATGCAGGTGAATTATACTGTGGGCCAGCCGAGTTGGTAAACACGTTTTCTTTAGTGTACTCAACGAGGTTTGAACCAGTACGACCAACAGGCAAAGCATCACGAATTGTCAACAAACGGTTAGGATTATTAACAATACCAACTTGACGGTCTGCTGGCACTAAAGGCTGATTTTGACCTGTGGCGTTAACGATAGCAGTCTTTAACTCAATGCGGGCAAATTTACTGCGACCATCTGCCATTAGCTTAAATGACTCAGACTTAGTAAATTGAACGCCTAAAGACTCTTTCTCTTGCTCGCTTTCTGATTTAAAACCTTCAGCAAGTTTGCGCTCAAGTTCAAGTGCTTTATCTGTTAATTCAGCAGATTTGACTGATAGTGCTTCAAGTGTGGCTTTTGTCTCGACAGCCATAGATTTGGTGTCTTTGATTTCAGCCGTTGCTTTTTCCATTGCAGATTGAAGTTCATCATTGCTTTTAACAATTAATGACTGCGTTTGGGCTAGTGCTTTAACTTCATTTAAAAAATCGCTCATGGTCGTTCTCCTAAGTGAGCTTTCAAAAGGGTTGATGCGATTAATTGTTTAACCTCATCATCTAGGGATAAATCCTTTACATCTGGCTCACCCAGAGTAAATACTAATTTACTGCGACTAATAAACATTGAAGCCGCAGACTTTGAAAAACCCCCTACTTCTCGCAGGAAGTCTTCTAGTTCTCGTATATTGCTTATATTATCTAAAGTTGATTTTACACTTGTTAAATCTACCCTTGCATTATTATCAGCAGGGAAAGTTACAACAGAAACTTCAGGCAATTCAGCAATACTTTTAATAATTCTGACATTATCGTCAGTTACTTCATATTCACCAATTAAAAAACCAATTGATAATCCATCTAATGTGCCATGCTGTAAAGCAGCCTTAACCATATCTGCCTGTGTATTACCTTTGGTTAATTCGCCTTCAATAAACAAACCTTTATTATCTTGTTTCATTGAAACCCATTTGCCAACTGGAATATCCCACGACTTATGATTAACAAACATTTTTGGCATATAAGATGGATTTAATACTGACTTTCTAATTACTTCAGTATATGCACCTTCAGCAATCGTATCATTATAACTGTCGATATTACCAAAAGTTGAGGCATATCCAGAAAAGAGACCGTTGGTAGTCATTTTCAGTTCTACATCATTTAACAATAAACTTTTCTTTAACATAATCACCTCATTGTGCAATTGGTTGTTGTGCACTAATATCTAAATTTTGACCGTTAACATTTTGACCCATCATCTCTAACGGTATCATCGCACTTTGAACAGTTAAAGTATCTGCACCTTCAATAGGGGGTAAATTCTCTAACTGTCGCCATTCGTTTCTAGTCATTAATCCATTTTGAACTGCTTTTGAACCTGTTTCTAATCTATCTTTTAAAGAACCACGTAATATTGCATCTAAACTAAACTCGACACTATATTTTAACCTCTGTGCAACAGTTAAAACACGTTTATCAATTGCTTGCTCTAATGACTCTAGCATTGGGCGCAATCTAAACTTATAAAAACCCTCAATTAATTGCTCAACACCTGTGCCCCAAGTCGTTGTTTTACTTGTATCATTAATCATAGCCGATGGAATACCAAACCAGCGAGCAATGTCTTCAACTGTAAATTTGCGAGTTTCTAATAACTGAACATCAGCAGGTGTCATATTAAGTGGCTCAAACTTAGCTCCAGCTTCTAATACAAGCAAATCATCGTCATTGCCTTCTACTAAACCACGGTAATTTTGTCTAATTGACTTTCTTTGTTCTTCATTAAGCAGTTTATCTATCATAAACACACCAGGTCGCTTTGCAGATTTCCTAAAAACGTTACTAACGTGATTTTGCGCGTTAACCGCTACATTTACAGTAGAACGCATATAATCTAAACGCGACATACCTATAATGCCATTGCCTTTGTCTTTCCAGTGCAATATAGAATCAGAAGCATATACGGCAACCTTACCTTCATATTGATATTTATAAACAATACTATTATCTTTTAATACTTCAATTTCAACTTGGTCAGAGGCAAGTGGTGTCATATTAAATACTTCACCAGCACTATTTCTATCTAGCTTTGCATAAGCATTGCCACGCAAAAGGTAATTCATAGTCATAAACTGCCAAAATTCCATCGGAGTATGACGATTGTTTGGACTAACGTGCAAAAGTTTCCAAAGTGACGAATCTCTAGCTAAAACCTTATGACCGTCTGAGCCTCTTTCTTTTTCGTAAACAAATAATGGTAAAGAGGCTAAATTATCGCAAAGTAACTCAACGCTTGACCAAACAGCAGAAACTTGCATCGCGCCATCAATACCAACATCAGGCGTTGTGTCGTAAACTTTTGTAAACGGTTGATTATATTGAACACCATCTTGTTGACCCGTTGAGCCAACATTTCCAAATATGCGCCTTAAAGATTGAAAAAATGTAGCCATTAATATTTCACCCTAATCGGTTGATTGATGAAGCCGTCTAAATCACCTTCATCTATTATTTCGTCTTTACTGTGTGCCCCAAAAGCCATAGCTAAAGCAACCATTCCATCTATTCGACCTGTAGCTTTAGACTTATCTAACTTCCTGTTTCCAGATGGGTCTTTTTGAATAACAGCGTTTGCCGCACACATGGTTAAAACAGGATGCCCACCATGAATAACACGATTATTCAATAACTCAGCTTCTAAAGAATCAATGGCAACAGACATATCTTTAAAACCCTGACCATATTCTATTAACGGTAATTTTACACCGAGATTATCTAGCTCTTTTTTTAATATCTCAATTCTCCACCTATCGTAGGCAATTGACTGTATATTTAAATCAATCAAAATATTATAAATATCTTGTGCAACAAATCCATAATCTACGGTTGCACCAGGCGTTGTCTTCATTAATCCCTGTTTTACCCAAACATCATAAGGTTGCCTATCTCGATGACTTCTATCTAATAACCCTTGCTGTGGTGTCCAAAAATAAGGCTTGACGTGCCACTCCTTATTAATCTGACCAATGATAACAAGTGCCGTCAAATCGGTTCTTGCAGACAAATCCAGACCAGCCCATACTTGATTATTATCAAATTCAAGTACTTCACGATTCCCAGATTGCCATATATCACGCGATACAAATGGACTAACAGTAGAAACCCTTTGGTTTAAATACAGATTACGAAAAGTATTTTCAAATGAGGGCATACGAGCCGCTTTGCTTGCATTTACCCTAATATCCTCTTTTGACCTAAATGTTCCCATAGCAGGGTTAGCGCAAGCCCATGCGCTTTCATCCGTCAATTCAGCATCAAACGGTGCAGAATAAACATGGCAAACTGTATTCGGGTCTTTTGAATTAACAGCATCATCAATCCAAATACTTAATAAATCACCGTCTTCAGCCGCTTGCGTACTAATAACAATCAACAACGGATTATCATAAGCGCCCTGAGAAGTCGTAATCGCATCAATAAAGTCATCACGCGAACCTTTTACTTGACCAACCTCATCAAGCAAAGCAAAAACAGGACTACCACCATGAGCAGTCTTTGCGTCAGCAGATAAGGCTTGATAAGTTGTATTCATCGGCAAACCAATTAATCGTTTGTTAGATGGAACAATTCTTACCATTTCGCTTAATTGTGGTGAAAGCATTACCATTTTTGAGGCATAGTTAAATACTTGAGCCGCTTGGTCGCGTGACCTAGCACCTGATTGTAAGTGACTGTTTAAAATCGCCTCTGGCCCAACAATATGTGCAAGCAATAAAGCCGCAATTAATCCCGTTTTTCCATTTTTCCGAGCAATAGATAATATAGCTGTCCGAGTAGAATTTGGATTATCATAAACCTCTAAAATAAATTTTTTCTGAAATTCATCAAGCACCATCGCCTTACCGACTAAATTGCCTTCAGGTACAATGCAAAAATGTTCAATAAAAGCAATAACTCGCTCACCACGCGTCATTTTAATTTAAAGCCCCCGCACGAGGAATTAAGTCCTCATCCAAATTAGAAACAATTTTTGAGGCTTGTTTAACTTTGTTTCCTGTCGCGTTTAATGTTCTAGGGTCACTAGCAGTCTGATTTAAGGACATGGAACGAATAATCGCCATTTGTTGACGTTGCAACACATCAACTACCCTAAACAAGGGGTTTTCAATAGGCGTCCCTCTTTGATTCTCAATAATCGCACCCATAGCATCTATCTCAGCTTGATGCTTTCTAATCCTACTTTCTAGCTTAACAATTTTAGCCAATAGAACTAAATCAAAATCTCGCCACGAGTCTTTAGAACGAGTTTTTGTAAACTGCGACCATATTAACTTTTCGTCATAATCCGCAAAATCTACACCATCTGGTAAATTAATTTCATCCGCAATTTGTGCAAACGATTGAACATCGTCAGCAATGCTATCAGAACGCTTTTTTCTATTCATATTTGCTCGCGCGTGTGAATGATAATAATAATCATTAATATAACATAATGAATTTTCGTAATAGCAAAAAAAGAAGTG